GTTGGTAGATGTCCACGCTTGACAAGAGCATTGTGAGTTCCAACTGCAAGGCTTCCTGCGATACGGTTTCGTTGATGTAATTGAGCCAGTAGGTGTTGTAGAGGTTGTTGTTGGTGTAGGCGAACGGGTTGCCGCTTGCGTTCACGGCGTTGTAGTACACCAAGCGAGGCTGCCCGAAGGTGAGGTCCACATTCGGGGAGTAAGGATTGTCAATGTGGGACACGAAGGGCATCTTTAGAATGCCGACGGATAGTGCCGTGTTCCCGCTGACCCCGTATTGGTAGGCCCACTCGGTCTGCCCCTCAATCAAGTTATACTGCGCCAATCGGTAGCCCGTTTGCAGGGGCTTAATGGTTCCACTTGCTTGTGCGCCTTCCAAGTCCCAAGTACGACCGACGATTTTGTCCGTGCTGAACGATGCGGGTATCAAAGTCCCGCAAAGCGTTTCCACCACCTTATCGCCCTTGCCGTAAAAGTTGGAGGTGTTGAAGATTCGGCCGCCATAGCCTTCCCTATTGAGTTGGTAGGACTGCTTGTAGGTTTTGCTCAAATAGTCACCCATGTCCTTGTATTTGAAGATGACATTGGTGAAGGCATTAGGGTCGCCGTTAGTCAGCACCTGCTCTGCGTTCTCGTCCGATTTCTGCGACCAATCCACTACACCCGAAGTATAAAAGTCCTTCCAAGGTTCGATGTACAGGAGTTTCGGGTCTTGCGGGTCAGGCATGAATTGCAAGTTGAACATCTTTTGCAAGTCCTGCAACAGGTCGCTCTGCTTGACATCGGCAGGCAGGGCGGTCCGCATATCCAGCACGCCAATCCCAACGGGGTTTTCAAGGCAGGTGAATTGAATAGTTGAACCCGAAAGGACTTGAAAAGAAATTCCAAACAAGGCTAACTGCTGCGCCTGTACCTGCACTCTTGCCCCAGCGGGGAAGGTGATGTTGCTCATTTGGATTCGCATCGTCCTATTGGCGAATCCTTGCCTTGAATTGTAGGCGACAATATTGCCCGATGTCGTTTGGTTGTAAAGGAGTAGATTGGTAAGTGCTGATGTTGAGCCTGTTACATTACCTATGTTCAAGGACAACTCAATGTTCCAACGGGTCGGCACATCCGCTGGTGCAACAAAAGTGCTGGACGATGCGACCCAATACCCTCCGTTGTCAAAGTACGGAGACACCGAATCGTTGTGAAATGGGAGTGTTTGCGTTGAACTATTGGCGCAGAGGGTCGTTCCCGTGCTTGCCGCAAACGCATTTGACCCCGATAGGTTGACGGGCATAATCCCCGCCGCATACGGGATGACCAACTTGCTGAACAGGGAAGAATTGAAGAATGTGCTGGAATAGCGGAACCCTGCCTCGGCAAAAATCAAATCCACCATCTTCTTGACATAAAGGCTTGGCCCCAATTTCCACCAAGGTGCTTGGAACCAGTTGTTGCCTTGACCGAGGGTAAGCGTATCGCTGAACCCCGCCGCATCCACAACCCCGTAAACATACCCGCTTGATGCCGCACCGCTTGCAGTCCAGGTACCCGACACATGGCCGCTATTGGGCGTGTGGTTCATCCCCGTAACGCCTGCGGTGTTCACAAGCATATTCCCCTCAATGGCTTTGAACAGGGACACATTGTCCGTAAACAACCCCACCTCGTAGGTGACGGTCCCCTTGGTCTTGGACATGGAGAGCAGTTGCAGCACGCCTGAAAACACCTGGACCCCATCCTCCCACATCGCTGCACGAATCCGCTTGTTCGGTTGGAATCCACCCACGAAGGACTGGATATTGTAAGCGTAGGCAAAGCAGGCCCGATTGTTCGGAGTGTTGGGAAGGGTGATGGTCTTGCTGAACGACCCCCGCTGCTTGGTCACATCCTCAATGTCCCCGATGGAATAGGTGACGGCGATGTCCGTGCCGCCCATCGTGTCCAGCACATAGGCGAGTTCGGGCATGGCATTCAGCCCCGCAAAGCGGAGGTACAGGCAGTCAAAGCAGGCTGCTTCAACCGCATCCGCTCCATCGGCAGTCGCACGGGTGTTGAAGTTGTTCCACGCCGTTAAGTCGTCGATGAAGTTGGCGGTCGGGTAGGCTATCAGCGTGACGCTCATAGGATATTATTATCGTAGGCCACCGCAATCTCGATTTGCAGTTGGGTCAAGCGGTCATTCCGTCTGGTTACAAATTGATACTGGTTGGCGTTGACCACCGCTTCCACAAGGGTTCCGTTGAGTTCAAGCCAAACATACCCGCTCCGTACCATCTCAATCAGCCATTCGGATTCGGCATCCGTCAGCCAGTCGCTATTCAAAGCGTACACATAGTCAAACGACCCTGCCCAAACCTTGTTGTAGGTTGTGGTAGCGTACACATCCGAGTTGTACCCGAACACCTCCCGCTCAATGTTGGCCCGCTTCCTGTTCTTCATGGTGAAGGTGTAGGAATCAATGCCGCCGTACTTGTTCACAAAGTGGACGGGGATGGAGTTGAACCGCTGGCAGGGTCCGAAGGTAAAGGTGGTCTGCACCGAGCCAAGGCCAGCATTCCCCAAGAACTGCACCGTGTAGGAATCGCCCTCAACCGCTCCGCTCAATGCCGTAATGGTTCCCGATAGGTTTGCAGGTCCGCAAGCAAAGCGTTGGATGTTGTAGTCGGTCGTCCCCGAAAGGCTTGGAGTTACGGCGAAGTTGTAATCCGTTCCCTTGTAGTTCACTTGGGCCGATACGAGCCAAGTGTCGTTGGGTGATACGGTTGTGTACCTGGTCCCATTGATGGCAAGGAAATTCCTGCCCCCGTGGTACACCGTGAAGGATGTAGGGGTTGTCAGCGGTCGGACCGAATTGAAACTGCTACCGATGCGGAAGTACGGGCTAAGGCTCCAGTCAGCCAATTCCAACTGCTCCAAGTTTCCTGCAAATGCCATCACCCCGCTGACCGTTGTGGTTGCTCCTGTCACCACAGGTGTGTTCCCGTATTCTTGGGTGAAGTCCAACCTGTACCCCGAATAGAACCCCGCATGGTCCACGAATCCCGTCTGCGTGAGTGACGGCTTCGTCGGGGTTATCAAGGTTTCAACCACTTTCTGCACATCGAAGAATCCGAAGTTGGTGGTGGGCAGTTTGTCGCATTTCAGCCTTGCTAGCGTCGTGCCTGCGGGGTTCTTGACATCGCAGACATACCTGAAATTGGGTTGGGCAATCAGCGAGCCGCTGACCTTGTAGAGCATCTTGTTGAAGACGGGCGTGGCCACAAGGGGCGACCCTGATAATACGGTTATGGACATGGGTTATCGGACGGTTGCGACGCTGATGGATTTGCCGAGAACCTCGGCGATGTTTTCGGTAAGCACATCCACCATTTCCTTGGTGGCGGCATTGCTCATAAAGTTGGTGGCCCGTAAGCCTTCCCGCCGAATCTTGTTGGCGATGTTTATGGCGAAGGAGCGGTTGGCGGCCTTCTTGTCACGGCCTTCCAGTTGGATTTCTTTGAATGCAATCCACTCTTGAATGGGTCGGATAGGTGGCCGCTTGTCCCTGTACTGGAATGGGCTATTGGGCGCACGGCTACTGCTGACCGCACCCTTGACACCAAGGTCCACGAATTTCCAATAGTCGTTGGCCACAATAGCGACCACGAAGGAAGTGTCGGTTAGCGTGATAGGTTCAAAGTCAATGCTCGCCGATAGGGAATCGCTTGCAATGGCCCCTGAATTTGCGAGGTTCTGCTTGGCCAATTTTATGACTCCGTCCAACCATTTCTTGACTATTGCGTAGGACTTGTTCTCAATCGCTCCATCCGCAAGGCTTACCCCGAAGTCGGCCAAGGCTTCCTTCTGCAAGTCGGTCAGTTTCTTTCCTGACCCGCCGACAAATACATCAAACTCCATGCTGGTAAATGTAGGCCCGCAAACAAAGTGTCCTACCTACGCCGCATCCGCTCTGCCTCTTGGCGTTCTGCCTCCAAGATGTCGTGAATGAGCAGCGCATAGTTCAGGAACTCCACCGCCTTCATCGCAAAGATGGCATCAAATTTCAGTACATCCTTGTTGGCCATCCTCCACACGACCATCAGCCAACCGTAGCCAGCAAGGGGGTTGGTTACGGGGCCTGCATCCCCTTCGTCAGGTGCTTGGAATAGTCGCTCAAAACTTTCAAGTAACTTTCGGAACTTAGCAAAAAAAAACTAACGACCCCCCAAACATCGCCGATTTTGGCGTGGGACTTGAACAGTTCGGCCCTCTCTTGGTGCGAAGCCCCGTCGTATTTCTTCGGGAACCATCCCATGAACCCACCCTCACGGCATAGCGTGGCCATTATCCGGTGCAGGTTTTGGACGAGTTTCTTTTCGTCCGTGGTGTCCGTGTCCATCAGGTCAATCAGTTGGCCGGCGGTCAACTCATCCGTGAACACCGTTGGAATCCACCATTTGCCGCCCGCCTTGAACCTGCGCTTGTACCCAAGGGCAGGTAGTTCGTTCCACTCGGCTATGATGGTCTTGTATCGTTTGGTAAGCCCCTTGGCGGGCATTTCTCGGACGAGCGATACATCCACCCCCTCCACTATCGCCACGACCCCTGCACGCTTGTCGTAGTCCGTGAGGACGGGGCTGAACTCCAGCGCAGCGATGCGTTGGAACTGGTCAATGGTCAGGTCTTGGAGTTTCATTTTTGGAAGTACCATTGCTGCGTGCCAGGGACAACGCCGTGCCGTCCCCCAAAGTATTCGTCAACTGCCTTGACAACCCCAGGCCATCCCGCCGTGTAGTCGTCCCCGCAAATGAACCCTCCACGCTTGACCTTCGGGAACCAAGCCTCCAGGTCCACAAGCACGGGTTCGTATTCGTGGGCTGCATCAATGTAAACGATGTCAAATTCGCCATTCTTAAATCGTTTTGAAGCGGTAATTGAATCGCAGTTGTGACTCCAAACTTGGTCGCATATCGGGGCGATATTCTGCTTGAATGCCTCGTACGATGGGACCGAGTTGCTGGCCTTGTGTTCGGGCGAACCCTCAAAGTGGTCCACCGCTATCAACTTGTAGTTCTGCCCCCTGCTGACAAACACCTCGTCAAAGATGGCCGTACCTCTACCAAGATAGACCCCGATTTCAGCCATGACGATGCGAGGCTTTGGGGGTAAGGTGTCAAGGATGAACTGAAGGAGTTGTCCTTGCCATTCGGGTCTGGACCAACCGTAGATGTGGTCGTGCTTCATCGTCTAAATATTTCCTTGATGTCCCTGCTTTGGTTGGAATAGTTGTTGGTCAAGTGGTACACCTTGCAATGGTTCGCAAGTTCGCCGTTCTCATCCATCTCCAGCATCGGCTTCAATTCCAAAGACCAAATCGGAAGGGATGCAAGGGATTCACGATAGAGGCCGTTATTCGGTATCATCTGCAACGCTTGCGGGTTGCGGCTCAACACCTCGGCAAGCCGCTTGCTACTGAACATCCAAAAAGCGTGGTAATTGATGTAATACGGAAGGCTTGCGTAGGTCTTGCCGTTCCACTCCCGCCACATATTCGGTGTAAGATTGAATGTGATGTCGGGGCTAAATTCGCCTTCCCTGTCGGGGTAGGTTTCAATCCGAGTGAAGGACGGGTACAAGTTGTCCTCGAACATCGGGTCGAACTGCTTGGTGAAGTTGACAAACCCCTCCTTGGGCAGCATCATGTCGTCCTCGAAGTAGGCCACCCAGTCAAAGTGCCGATACACATCCGCAATCCTGTTGCGGTGCTTGCTGGTCAGTTCCCAAGGATGCCCCATTGCCGTGTGGGTATGGAAGGTCACGGGAAGGTAATCGAGTTCATGGGCGGCAGCGTGGTCGTTGGTGTCCACGAAGATGTCCGACTGCACGGGGTAGGACTTGATGGCCTCAATGACCTTTATCAAGTTCTCCACCCTGTTCGGGTGGTGGTGGTAGGCGATATTGGCGAGTAGTTTCATGGCTTTACGATGTACCAAGAATCGCTTTGCGGTTCCTCGGTGTGTGTGAACTCATGGCCGAAATCAACAAGGGCTTGGGCCACTCCCGAAAGGGAACGGTCATGCCCGCAAAGGATTCCTCCCGACTTGACCTTGGTCCAGTAGTTCGTGATGTCATGGCTTGCCCATTTGTGGGAATGGTCGCCGTCGATGTAAACAAAATCAAAGGCTCCATCGGGTAGCAGTTCAAGGGCCGCATCCGAGTAACGCTTGATGTGCGTGAATCGGTCTGCAAAGGGTTCCAAGGCCCGCATGGTGATTCCTTCCCGTTGGTGCATGGAATCGGCAGGGATATGGCCATGCCAGTCGTCATAGCCTTCAAACGGGTCTATACCCGTGAGGTGTAGGTTGGGGAACCTGGTCAGCAGTCGGACTGCGTTGACCCCTTCCCATAATCCAATCTCAATGCCTTGGATGGGTCGGTTGGTTGGAAGTAGTGCGTACATGGTCAAAAGGTTATTACAAATTTGCTTGGGTCGGGCCAACCTGGGTTGGGGTCAAAGACAACGGTGTTGGGTTTCTTCCCAATCCAATGCTCCCCCTGGTAGCGGTGTTCACGGAGCGGTTCGCCTAATTCCCGCACATGGCTTGACTTTGCCCACCAAAAGTTACCGCCGAAGTAGGGATAGCCTTCGGGATTGTTGTGGTCCGCTATTTGGGGAAACTGCTCGGTGGTGAGCCAATGGCATCCAACCGCATCCACTTTCTCCAGTTCCGCAAGGCAGCGTTCCCATGCGACGATGGTAAAGAATATCATGCTGCGTCCCCATAGTTGAGCGACCAAGGAAGGATTTGCGGACCCCTTGGTATGCCCGTACAGGTATGCTGCATCCTCGGTCTGCGATGCCTTGTACATCTCGGTGAGGGTCGCTTGCTCAAATGCGTTTGTTCGGGTCACGACCACCTTGACCTTTGCCGCCACAAGCGAGTTCTCCAAGATTTCCTTGACCAACTTCCGCTGCTCTGGTGGACCGACGATGCCGACCCGAATCTCGTCCAGTTGCTCAATCAGCCCGTAATTGCAAAGGGCCATCATGTGTTGGTGCATTATCAACTGCCATTGGCCGCCGCCGCCGCAATAGATGTGGTAGTAGTGGATGAGTTTCATTGCATGAGGAGGGTTAAGATGCAGCCGATGAAGACCAAGGCCAGCACGACCCGACCGATGGCGAGGGCAAGGTCAAGGAGGGATTCGAGGTTCATGGGGGTAAAGTTACACCACCAAGTACTTCCCCGAATTACTGACCGCTAATTTGTTGAGGGCCACATATCGCAGGGCATCGCAGGCGTGGTTGTAGGAATCGATGGGGACCCCCGTGTCCTTGCCATCTTTGTCGGTGGCCCAAGTGTACGAGCGGAGTTCCTTGATGAGATTGGTGCTATCCTTGGTCACATGAAGGTTAAACCGCTTCACGATGTCAATGCCCTGCCTGACCGAATCGGGACCCTTGGATGCGGGCTTGATGTTGAACCCCATCCGATAGATTTCCTCAATACTCTTGGGTTCTGCTGAATCGGCCACAATCTCCCAAGCCCTTGTGATGCCAAACTCCTTTAGTCGGGTGGCGATGTCGGAGTTGGTCAGGCCCCGATGGTAGAGCAGTTCGTGAACGAACAGGTCATCACCCCTTCGGTACACGGCGACCAAGGCCGTAGGGTCGTTGCTGAAGCCCCAGTCAAGGCCGTAGGCAACGAATTTCATCGTGGATGGGTCAATACCCTCGACCACCGTGTAATCGCCGTAGATGGCCCCTTGGAGCGTCCCGACCTGACCGAGGCCGTACACTTTCCACCAGTTGGCCCAGTAGGCACTCGTTTCGGCTTTGGTTCGGTTTAGTTCAATGTCATTCCGAATAGTATCAGGAAGAGCCTCGTTGTCTTGGTAGGTAAGGATGAGGAATTCTGCATCCGTTTCTGGAAGGACTTCCGTGTGCGCCCAGAACTCATGCGTTGGGTTGAAGTCAATGTATATCTCCT